CTACCGTCCAATCGATCCCACAGACGAGCCAAGTTCCGGCAGCGGTGGCTCCGAGCAGCTACGTGGCACCAGCTCCAGCGCAAGCGCCGGCGAGCTACCAGGCAGCTCCAGTGGCGTATCAGGTGGGTACCAGCTACCCCCAAGCAGTACCACAGGCAGCCCCCAGCTACCAATCAGCCCCTACTCAGTACGCCCCCCAATCCCAACCGGTGACTCAGGGCAATCCATGGGAATCGGCGTTCAACAAAGTGGTGGGTCTTCTGAGCGCACCAGTTCAATCCCCGTTCCAGGGTCAACCATCAGTAGCGCCGACTCAGTACGCCCCGGCGAACTACGGCCAGCAAGTAGGCCAAGCTACGCAACAATCGGCTCCGCAGACCTGGCAAGCCAACCAGACGTACTCGCCCAACTCTTCCCAAACCTTCTCGGTTCAATCCTTGGGGGACGTAGCGGATCTGCTCCAGTGGAGTCCAGAAACCCGCCACGTGGTAAGCGCGTACGGCGTTGAAGCACCTGCCATCCTGAACAACTATGCCCTCCAACTGGAAGGCATGCTAGATAGTGCTGTCGCCTGGGGCACCCAAGCCAAAGATCTGATCGAAGGGTATGCCGAGTTCGCGGTCAACGAGCACCAAGAGAACCTGGCTTACAACGAGATCCTGACCAACCCTGATGTTCTCAGTGATTACACGCTGAAGTTCTTTGGTCCCGAAGGTCCGTACCCCGTGTACGAAAGCGAGACTGAACTGGATACCCCTGGTTACCGCACTGAGGCTGTGAATCCTTACATGCCACAGTTCCCTGCTCCTCCCGCAGCTGCTGCTCCCCAACAACCTGAAAACTTCTGGGGTTCCTTCAAGCAGCAAATGGATATGGATCCTGCACAAGCCTGGCGTCTCCTGAACCAAGCCCAGCCTCAAGTTGTCGCAAACAAGTTGTTTGTGATGGAGTGAAGCGATGCTTGAAGCAGCACGAGCAAAAATGAGCGGAGCCAAGCAAAAACTTGCTGGTAAATATAATCAACTCATGGACGCTGCCATCGCTAATCCCTCTGCTGCCATGGCTGCCGGTGCTTTAGGTGCCGGTGGTCTTGGCGCAGCGGGCTCCTTAGTTGGCAACTTAACCGATGCCGAACAAGATGAAGGTCCTCTGCGTTTACTCACCGAAGCAGTTAACGCCGGTCTTTCGGCTGCCCCATTGGGCGCACTTGGTGTGCTTTCGGCTGGTTCTCGCCGTAGAGTTAACACTGATCCCAGGGCATTTCAAGAGATGCAGGAGCTTCATCGTGGCCCTAATGGCATGATTGATGCTAATGCAGTAGAGGCTACCATGAAAAATTTGGGCCGCTATGCAGCGGGTTCTGTCGCCGCAATTCCCTTGGCTGCCGGCCTTGGCGGAATGATGGGTGGCGGCACAGCCAATATGTATAACGCTATGGGCGTTCCAGGCTTTGCGCCAGGCTCTATCCCTGACCCGGAAGAGTATGGTTCCAACAACATGCCTATTAAGCAGTACATGTAATAAGTAAATTACCAACTGCTAAAATTTGTGTTAGATAAGACATAACTATGTCTGAATCTTTCATCCGATAAAAAACACTTCCTGCGACACTGGAGGATAAAACAAAGTGTTCATTGATAACGACTTTCCAAAGATTTTGGGTGCGGAACTTTACCGCCCCCACCCTGCGTACATCGCAGAAATGGCGGTCGAGCCCGTGGTCGTTCATGACTTCACTCGTCAGCCCGGTCAAACCGTTCAGTTAGATCGCTATAAGTTCTGGGGCACCCCTGGTACTAAGGACAGCCGCGAGCGTATTGCTGACCAAACTATCGGTACTGCCAACAGCCGCAACATCACCAAAGAGAAGGTGCTTGTTGTGCTGAAAGAGTACACTGGTCCTGCAGATCCGGGCGATCCTACCCAGCCCAGCACTTTCAAGATTGCGCGTGAAACTCTGATTACCGCCCAGCGCCTTCTGCTGGATAGTGGTAACCTCAACATGTTCCACCAGTCGATCGGTAGCCTGACGCTGCTCGACGACTATCGCCGTTGGCGCGACCGCGTGTTCATTGATGAACTCGCCAAAGCCGAAGCCAATGGTGCTGCCTCTACCACTCAAGGTGGTTACTACTTCGCTGGTGGTAAAACCAAGGACTCTTCTGGTCGTGTGTCCTACACCTCCACCGAGTATGGCAACGAAGTTCAGCAGTTCCAGGTGCGTACCGACCTGCTGAGCCTTGTGAAGGATCTCCGCAAGCGCAACGTCCCCACCTTTGGTGATGGTCTGTATCGCTGCATCTGCGATCCTACTTTCATGATGCACCTGCGTCGTGATCCAGACTTCCGTGAGATCGCCCGTTATAGCGGCAATCCTGGCCAAGGCATGTACATGGGCAACCCCATGATGCCTAATAACGCCAGCTTCTACATGGGTCCCCAGGCTGGTCAAGGTTACTTCCTGGCTGGTGAACCCGTGATGCCTACTGGCGTCCAGTTTGAAGGCGTTAAGTTCTTCGAGTCGACCAACTTCCCGACCAAGAGCGTTTCTGCTTCCTTCGATGGCGGTTCCAGCTATGCTTCTAAGGAAGTGGCCCAGGGTTACTTCTTCGGTCCTCAATCTGTTGGTGTTGGTATCGGCGGCCCCAATGCTCAGGTGCTCATCAACAACAACGATGACTTCAGCCGCTTCATCATTCTCATTTGGCAACTGTACGCCGGTTTCGAAATCCTGAACAAAGATTTCGTCACCACTGCATACAGCTTTGTGCAAGATGACGGCACTGTCTGATAATTAAAACATAAACCTACAACATAGGAAAAGATAAATGACCTATTTGTCCGCCAAAAAAATCTACCCAGGTAACTGGGCAGAACCTCTGAACGGTTGGTACAAGAACATTGATGCCGACGCCAGCGGCGCCAATGACGGTTCCAAGGGCGGCCCCACTTCGGTGCTGGCCGTTCCTGGTTACCGTTACTTCCAGCAGCGTGGTTATGTGGCAGTGACCACTACCTCTGGTGCTGGTGCCGCTGCTTCCGGCAGCGTGATCGTTCCTTCCCCCTATCGGAATGACGACACCCGCACCGACATCACCGGCATGGTGATCTCTGGTAGCAGCGCTATCCCTGCCTACGTGTATCGCGCCACCATCTCCGTTGCTTCTGGCTGGGGTGATGGCCGCGTTGCTTCTGGTGTGTATGCCGCCACTGGTAACGTGATTACCTTTGGTCCTGGTCTGGTGTCTTCTGGTGATGCAGGCGCTGCCGTGTCCCAGGCTGACCTCACCTCCACCACCTCTGGTGACCAGTCCGGTGAAATCTTCTTCGCCGCTGGTACCGCTGCCTATAGCGCTCAGCCCTTCCTGACCGCCACTGGTGCAGCTGGTGTAGCTGTGAACAACGTTTACAAGCAGATCACTTCTTCCACCACTTATACCGTGCAAGCTCGCGGTTCGCGTACTTCGACCAGCACCTCTGGTGGTTGGTATATCTCCAGTGGTGATGCCAATGCCAATCGCACTGGTTACTTCGTGGTTGAAGTGTGTTATCTCCAGCCCGATGAAGCCGCTGGCTACGAAGACATCGATGGCTATCTCCTGGGCCGCACTGTTAGCTGAGTAAGTTAAACTAAGACCAGGTTACCACTGGTCTTATGACAACTATTCCGGCAATGCTTTACCAACACAAAAAAACGGGCGCTCGCGTCAAAGTTGTAAGCGAATGGGATCAAGGCGATTGGTTCATGGTCGAAGATCAGGACGGTCGCCTTTTTACCGTTTACAAAACCGAGATTCAGCCGGATGAAGAGGCAACCAAAAAGGTAAAAACTCTTCAAGTGAAAGATAAAGCATCTCAGGAAGAGCCCCGCACTTTTCCACCGGACACTCGCCTGAATATAAACTCAGCCACTGCTCAGATGATTGCGGATCATATTAAAGGCATTGGTTTGAAAACGGCTCGTGAGATTAAAGATCTTCAAATGTCCTTATCGGGTGAAAGATTCAACAATCTTGAACAGCTAAAACAAATCAAACGGGTTGATTGGGATTCGGTTTTTGCAGCTAATTTAATTCGCGTCTGATTTACTCATCCTTTATACCCTCGGGGAACCGGGGGTTTTTTAGTCTTAAAATAAAAAGAAAACCAATATGTCAGCTGCAAGTTACGTTGGTAAATCAGGTAGCACCGGCGGTGTTACAGGCCCTCATCTTCACCTGGGGTTTATTGTCGATGGCAAACACATGCCATTGAGCCAGGCGGGGAGATCAATTGCAGGTACACGAATTCAATTCAAAAGACCAGGAAGCGAAACCTGGGAATCTTTATTCCAAAATCTTGGACAGGATAAATATGGTTTACATCCGGGCGTCAGATTAACAGACCCATTTGGAATGCGTGCTGTACATCCTGTTAGTGGCGCAAGGAATGTTCCTCATCGTGGCGAGGATTATGATTTGCCCGCAAACACGATGTTGCGTGTTTTGGGCGAGGGATCAGTAACACCGTTGGCCAATGTGGGCGCTGCGGGCAATATGTCCCGATTCACCAGCAGGACACTCGATAATCGTCCATTTACTTTGGAGTTCATGCACTTAAATGAACTACCACAACAAGCGTCAACAGCAAGAGCAGAAGCCGGTGGCACCCCTCCACCCGCACCAGTTCTTCCTCCGGATCCTCGGGTAGAAGAAGCAAGGCAGCAAAAATTTCTTAAAGACTATATTTCAAATCAAATGGCACAACAAATACTGCAACAAGTTAGAGGCAAGAAACAAGATCCTTTAGCGGAACTCCAAGAGCTAATGGGAAGTGTTCCCACTGGAGTACTAGACAACCCCTTGTCTGGCCAACTGAGTTAGTAAAGGTCATTTATAATTAAAAACATACGGAAGTAAGCTGTGCAGCTCAGCGATTTTGATAAAAGCAGAGTCCGATATCATTTGGGCTACTTCACGGTTTCCGTGCCGGCGGGTGACTATGCTCGTCTAGAAGAAGCAATGAATACGGTTCCCGATTCATACTTCTACGACAAACTTGTTATTCAAATGGGCCGCTGTGATACGGCCGAAAAGAAAACAGAAGTCGCAACATCGCCTTCTACTAGACTTGAAAGCATTGCTGGTGATGTGGATCGCACGATTCGCTCTAGCAATGCAAGAGAAGCTTTAAAAGTTTGGGATGAAATCTATCTTTACGAGACAAATCGTTTAGCTGGAATTCTTTACGTTCCTAACTACAAAGATCCTTTCCAGGCTCGGTATCGGTATGAACGCTCAGGTGCGGAATTTATTCAAGCTTTACCTGGGCCAGCTGATACTGCAGTGGGTTCTCGTATTTATCTTCATGAGGTTTGGCGCTAATGGCTCCTAAGTCCCCCGCAGGTTTTCTTTATAACTTCATTGGACGTGGTGCAGCTCAAGCCGCAGACCCACGCAACTATCAATTCCTGCAAAGAGCAGCAGGTGACGTACTCTCTCGTGCTATCCCGCAGAATGTAAATTGGGGCGGACTCACGACAGGGTTCCTGGATCGACTGAGCGGCATTTCACAGATGGCTCCAGGGGCTGCAAAAGAAGCCGCAAGAAGCCAGGCAAAAACTACGCTTGTTCGCGCTGCAGCTCAGCCCCCTGCTCGTCCAGCGGGAGCAGTCAATGCAGGTGGTGTAGTTAGGGCTCCAGGCTTACCCGGACAACGTCCACAAGCTCCCGTCTTAACGGCACCAACAAGTACGCCTCTCCCTGGAAACAACCCTTATAACATCGATTACGCTTTACGGCGTGCTTCCGGATTGACAGGATCTGCCGAGCAGTTGGCAAAAAAACTTGGCATCCCTGTTGAGCAATTAAAGAAGGTCCAGCTTCCCCTTCCTTTCCAGATGCCGTCTGAAGGGATGCTAGGACCATCTAGCCCTTTGGGACAAATCACCGCAAAAACTTCTATGTTTGCGCGTGAACCCCAAAACATGTTACAGGGCGGTGTCGATACAGCAAAAGGAATTTTTCGCAATCTTCAAGGACGGATACCAACAGCCATTAACCCCTTAGCAACAAGGACGCCGACAACCCTACTTGGTAAAGTTGGTCAGGTTTTTAATCCACTGAATCCCGCTAATCTTCTTGATGCTGCAAATCCCATGCCAGGCATCAGTGCAGGCGCACGGTTAGCACAGAGCCTGGGCATTGCCGGAACAACGCCAGGTTTATTAACAACCGTTGGAGGAGGCCTGGCTGCATATGGAGCATTCGATGCATTGTTTCCTGCCGCCGCTGGTGTTGAGGATGAAAAGGAAGCTGCCTATTTACGTCAGTCCCTGGCACAAAACACACGACCAGTTGGTGGTGACGCGTCAATTCGTGATGCACAAGGCCGTGTGTGGGCTGGCCGGAACTATGGTTTCCAGTCTCCAGAAAGTTTTAGAAAATTGTACGGTGCTAACGTGGGTATTGCTCCCGGAAGTTTACAGCCTCCTGAAGCACCAGCCCCTCCAGCTCTTCTGGATCCAGGGCTGCAAGCCGGACAACTGACACCTCCCCCCCTTGCGCCTCGCGTGCCTCCCGGAGTTGTGTCTAACGGGGCCGGTGCTCCCGCACAACGTCAGAATGTTCAAGAACGCGCGCTCTCTCAAGAAGTACTTAATGCTGCTCAGCAGTATGCTGCTCCTGCAGGTGTTTCCTTACCTTCCTTCTATGCGAGCCAGCAGCAACTGGGTAGGAGCATGGAGCAGGGTGGAGAGCTTCAGCGTCGCCTGAAGGACCTTGGCGCCTTTGCCGGGATGAGCGACCAGGCTCTGATGGATTGGACGCGTCAGAATCCTGGCCTTGCTTACCGGGAGTTGATGAAACTCCAGGCGAGAAACCCACAGATGTAAAACCAATGCCTATTCCCGCAGGTCTTGCTTCTATATTCCCGCAAGATTTTTTAAATACCGCATATCGTGTTGCCACCCTGGAAGCCAGGGACCCAAAATACGGAGCAAAGCCGGGTACTTTTGCTAGCATCCTTAATCGCTTCCACATGCCTGGCTATGGAAGCAACTGGCAATCTTGGATGAATCCAAGTCAATATGCAGTTTTAAAGAAATCTACCAAAGAGACAGGTGGTCTTGCAAGACAGTTTTACAACAGCCCTGAAGGCTTAAGGCTTTTAGCAAACACGGCAAATCAACTTGGTGGGGTTGGCGATTTCCGATCAACCTCGTACCTGAACAAACAGGGGCTTCTCATGAAGTATCCCGATAATTTAATTCCCGTCAGATCGGGTGGTGGTCTCCAATATTTAACACCAGCAGAAATACGTAAAAAAGGATTAACCCCTGACTTCACTGAGAATACATTATTCAGCGAAACCGGAAAGAAAGCACAAAAGCCCTGGTGGCAAAAACTTGGCCCCCGAAGCGAAGTATTGGATGCGCAAGAACCTGTTGCGACAACTTCCCCCGCCTCTTCCGGTGAGAATATCGCGATTGCTGGCCAGAACAATCCTGAGCTGATGGCGTTGTTAATGAATCAAATTAACTCTCCGCTTTTACCACAAAGACGCGAGACACCTACATCTTCTTTTTCTAACTTCTTAAAGGCGTTTGGCTCTATTGGCTGATAAAGACTATAATGTAAAGAAACAGGAAGTAGAACATTGGCGTCCACTAGCACTAATAAACAGCCACTTTTGGTTGACCGTCCGTTATTCGATACGGTACGAGTAACGACTCAGACCGTTGGTAACGCTACCACGAATACGTTATTTGTGCAGGGTGGTCAGGCTCCGTCTATTCTCGTAGACATGGACGCTGCCCTTGAAGAAGATAATAATAATGGTGGCGTTGTTGATTCGATTACGATCACACGCAATGACTTCTATAGGGAAGCAGACTACATTGTCAATACAACGACTTCGGGAACTGTCATCTCCCTGGTAAGCGGACAAATCGTTAACGTCACCTCTACTGGCGTCATCACTGCAACCACACCCGCCAGCGGTATTGGCTATTACACTTACACCGGAGCAACGACGCTTACCGGCGTAAATACCGCTTTTCACTACTCGGGTGGTACCTCCAGTGGCTTTACGTTTAACGGTGTAAATTACGGCACTCGCCCAGCCGTTACTTTTGTTTTCTACCACACGCGTAATACAACGACTCCTATTCCTGCATCAGGAGATTACCGCGTATTGTTTGCTAAAACCGTTCCCGCCAACAGCGGCTCGGTCGATTGCTCGGATCTTCTGCCGCAATTAGCAGCACCAATGCCACAAGCGGGTGTGACCACTGGACTTGGCTCGACTGCCCCTCTCCGCAATAAGGGCATCTACCTGGAACGTGGCGACCGTATTTATGTGGGCGTGTTCCCAGATGGTCCAAATATCTCGGGATATAACCCTGGCGCTCACGTTATTGCTCAAGGCGGGTTCTTCTAAAAATGGCTAGAAAGAGTGGAAGCTCTTTTGGCAGTTTTAATGACACAAGAGCTTTTGTGGTCAATGGTGTCAAACCAATAACGACTGAGTTTTCCTTGGGCTCAATTCCTGATTCTTTATCTGCTGCAAATAGAGAATCGGCATGGGCGAGATGGAGACGCGGTTACGAGATAGCAACGTCTTCCTCCTATACAAATAATCTTTCTTATAGGTTTAAATACACCGTTCCGTTTCCCGAAGGGTTCTTACCTAAGGGTACGGAGTATCCAGATATCCTCGGCTACTTTCAAGGATTTCCAACGCGGAGCAAAGAGTTTCGCATGCACTGGGCCGGTAAAAAAACACCTGGCAGTGTTCGTTTTGACAAACTTAAATCCTATGTTGCTCTTTTAAATCGCTATTCATTTGATCATGGTCTTTACGATTATGAGGATCCTGGTCAGTGGTTCGATGAAGAAGCAAAACAAACAAGAAACATCGATGCATATATTGGATCTGTTACAGAAGATGCCGACTACTGGTACGTCAAATTAAATGGCGTTTGGACGAAGGGAAATAAACTGCCTCCTCCTTTGTATGTTGACTTGGGAACAGGACTTGAAGGATTAAAAGCACTTAATGGCGAAGTCTTGGAAGATCGAATCCTGTCAAAAGATGGGACGATCATCGACCGGGATACAATCGATCCAACCACACAAAAAAGATACGGATACGTTCAGGCTGTTCTTGTTGATACTGATGAAGAAACCGGAATCCTCAAGTTTAAAAAAGCAGGATCTGTCGAAGCTACTCCCGATCGAGCACTGGTAAGTCCGGCTACACGTCCTCCAGCTATTGGACGTTACTTTATCACTGGCCCTAGGTATTGCTGCACATGTCAAGATTTCACACATCGGCAATACAGTTACATGATGAATTTAGGCGCTAGTAATAAACGCGCCTTTCCACGTTCTTCGATTGCCAGTGTTAAACCCGGACGTTATGAGATCTTAAAGAATGCAGGAGTGGTTGACAATGCTTTGATGACAGACGCCGATGTTGACCGTATTCTTCAGATCGTAGCCCCAGGGGAGGAATTTATTCTTCCTGATACGGTGACAACGGAAAACATTGTTAATATCTTGGCGGCCAGAGACAACCCAGGTGTTTACAGTGAATTTGGCGCTTTGTATACAAGGTCTACAACTAATCCAGGATTAAGCGGCTCTGCGGCAGAAGGCATGCCGTCATACGAAGACTACTCTTCTATTACCGTGCAAACAGATGCAAGTGCTATACCACAAATTCAGATAACATCATTAAGCGACTTTTGGACGCCTGTATTAGACGAGTTGCGTTATTGCAAACATATCTATGCGATGCGTTTTCAAGATGACGTTTTTCCTCCAGAGCCTTCTGACTTTCCTGTTGGAGCGGGAAGCATGGCCGCTTGGGAGCAGGAACTTGTTGCTCAAACACAGGAAGAGCAGGATAAGCGCCTACGTAAATTATCGATTGAAGCGTTTTCTTATATGGACGTTCCGCCTTATAACGCTCAAGCGCAACACATGCAGCCTATGTTGCAACGTCTTTTTAATATTCCTCTGACTTATATTAAAATTAGTGGATTCACCATGTACGACAAGAACGGTGCGGCGTACAGTCCGTCCCTTGGTGAAAAACCAGGAACTTAATAATTTGTTTTAAAATAGAAACAACGAGCGAAAGACAGTGCTAATCCTTGGTTCTACCACAGATTTAATTCAAGTTGTTACCTCTAGTGCAGCATCGCTAGAAGTGCATGCTTCCTATGTCGATAACGACAATGGTGTCATCAACCCCGAACGCAAAAATACTGTTATTTCTTCTGCTACAACAACAACAATTGTTGAATCCCCTGATGAGAATATTCAACGCAATGTAAGAACGCTTTACTTTAAAAACGAGTCAGCTTCTGTTTCTAACACGTTAGATGTTCAACATACCGATGGCACAACGGTCACCACGGTATGGGAAGGAGCGCTTGCCGCAGGTGAAGAATTAGTTCTAGATCAAGAAGGCAATTGGCACGTCTATGACGCTACTGGTCTGGAAAAAGTTTATGCGATGATCGGTCCTACAGGACCTGCGGGCAGTCCTGGAGGAGCTACAGGACCTACTGGAGTCCAGGGAACAACAGGTCCTACCGGTATTCAAGGGACAACAGGTCCTACCGGTCCGCAAGGAACAACGGGTCCTACAGGTGTTACCGGTATTCAAGGTGCTACTGGTCCACAGGGAACAACAGGCCCCACCGGAATTGCCGGTCCGACAGGTGCACAGGGAACAACAGGAGCTACTGGCGCACAAGGCATTACAGGTCCCACGGGAGCTACTGGTCCAGAAGGAGCTACTGGTCCCACTGGTATTGAAGGACCTACCGGTGTCGAAGGACCCACAGGTACACAGGGAACAACCGGTCCCACTGGCGTACAAGGAACAACAGGCCCCACCGGAGCAACAGGTCTCCGTGGAGGCGTACGTTATAACTTCAGTACTTCGACAGTTAATGCCGACCCTGGCACAGGTGTATTCCGTTATAACAGCTCTACAATCTCAAGCGTTACATCCATTTACATTGATAATGCAGATGTCAACAACACTAGCCAAGCGGCGTGGATTACTTCGTGGGATGATTCTTCTTCCTCAGTAAAAGGTTACTTAACAATCAATGATGCCACTAGCAGCGGCACGTCATTAAATATTTTCCGCATTACAGGCACTGTCACAGGGGCAACGGGTTATTACATTATTCCAGTCGAATATGTCATTGGGTCTCTTCCTGGTGATGGCAGTCCTCTGACAATTGAATTTTCAAGAACCGGAGACCTAGGAGCAACAGGTCCCACTGGTGACCAAGGAATAACAGGCCCCACGGGTCCATCTGGGCCTACTGGCGTACAAGGTCCTACAGGTGTCCCAGGAGCTACCGGCTCAATCGGTATTACCGGAGCTACCGGCCCTATTGGCGCTACGGGTATTCAGGGTCCCACTGGTTCAATCGGTATTACCGGCGCTACAGGTCCACAGGGAGCAACAGGTGTTGCAGGTCCTACAGGTGTAACTGGTGTACAAGGAGCTACTGGCCCACAAGGTTCCACTGGTCCTGGAGGCCCAACAGGCGCCACAGGCGTACAAGGTGCGACGGGAGTAACGGGGCCACAAGGTATTACTGGCCCAACAGGAGCCACTGGTATTCAGGGTGCCACAGGTGCAGCAGGTTATTCTTCAAGCTTGTTTAAATACAATGCAAAGACATCAACCACAACAGGCGATCCTGGTGCAGGCTATTTAATTTGGAACAATGCCACGCAAACAAGTTCCACAAGCATTAGTGTTAGTCATTTAACAAGCGACAGCGTTGATGCTGATATCTTTTTGGCTTTATTAGTTCAAGAAGAAAAGTTAACAATTCAAGATCAAAGCGCAAGCGCTAACTACCAAACTTGGAAGATCAATGGCACGCCATCAAATACAAATCCTGGAGCAGCAAACAGTTACTGGACGTACCCAGTAAGTCTTGTAGCTTCTGGCGGTACTGGATCATCTAATTTTTCTAATAACCAGGCTGTTTTCTTGGCGTTGGTTAACGGCTTATCTGGAGCTACTGGCCCCACTGGCGCTACCGGTCTGCAAGGAAGTGCAGGTCCAACAGGTGCGACAGGTATAGCCGGTACAGCAGGGGCGACAGGAGCCACAGGCCCACAAGGTGCTACAGGCGCTATTGGCATTACTGGTGCTACAGGAATCCAGGGTGCCACAGGTGCCACCGGAGCAACAGGTGCAATTGGCATCACAGGTGCTACAGGTGTTCAAGGTGCTACAGGTGTCCAAGGTGCTACAGGCGCTATTGGCATCACAGGTGCTACTGGTATTCAAGGTGTTACAGGTGCTACAGGGCCCACTGGCCCTCAGGGAACCCCTGGTGGGGCAACTGGGGCCACGGGAGCCACTGGTCCAGCAGGTACAAACGGCGCCACAGGTGCTACTGGCCCCGCTGGTACAGACGGTGCAACGGGTCCAACAGGTGTTACGGGCGCGACAGGCCCTGCAGGCAGCGGTGGCGTCTCCCTCGCGACAATTGCTACTAAATATTACTTTCCCTATGGAGTTGCTTCTGCTTCTGCTACAAATGCAGGAATAACCGCAAATCGTGTTTACTATACAGCTTTTGTCAATACAGCGACAACGACTTGGACCGAAGTAGGAATGAGGGTGACGACTGCGGTAGCAAGCTCTGCATTGCGTTTTGGTGTATATGAAGCCGGCTCTTCTGGCTTGCCAACAACATTGCTTCAAGATTTTGGAACAGTTAGCTCTACTACAACCGGAACAAAAACAATTACGATATCATACCAAATGGATCCGGGTGTCTATTATCTGGCCTACACTTCAAACGGCGCTTTAACACTGGGCGGTTCGTCACTTACTGCTTCTTCTGTGACATTTTTATATGGAACAAATAATCCTACGGTTACAGCTGGCATTTCGCTTTGGTACGAAGACCCTGGCCTAAGCGGTTCTTTGCCAAGTACGGCAAATACCTCACTTTCTATCCTAGATACTAGCCTTGTCAGGGCATATCCCTGGTTACGAATCGCTTAAAAAGCTAACCATGCAGCTTCATCTAATTGGCCTGTTCCACACGCGTGCAACCCTAGATTATTCGCACTGCGCATTTACTGGAAAGGTTTTACGCTTTCCAAAGATGATGCAACAGTTTGGCTACGAGGTTATTGAATACTCAAATTACGGTAGTGAATCAACCGCCGACGAACATGTAGAAATCTTGAACGAACAAGAGTTTCGTTCTTTCTTTGGCGCCAGAAAAGAAACAGATTTCTTCGGAGATCACGCATATGTGGGCAGTCCTGCTCACAAGGTATTTGAAGAACGTTTGATTGCTGAACTACGTAAACGAGTCGGAGAAAAAGACATTATTTGTCATCCGTTTGGACATGCTCATCAAAAGTTGTTGTCCGAGTTCTCCAGCAACCATCACGTTGAGACCGGAATTGGCTATCCAACGTTGATGCCAAATAGTTTTCGGATCTTCGAGTCTTACGCCTGGATGCACTACCACCAAGGCAAAGAAAACCGCCAAGGTAAAAACTACGAGTGGGTTGTCCCTAATTACTTTGACCTTGATGAATGGGAACCCAAGGAAAAACCTGGAGATTACCTGGCGTTTCTTGGACGCATCTGCAGTGCCAAGGGGTTAGACACCATCCGCGCCATTGCTGACTACAGTCCTTGGCCCATTATTCTCCATGGACAAGGAGATCCATCCCCCTGGGAACACCCCAACATTTTTTATGAAGGCCCCCTCTCTGGCATGGAGCGTTCCAACTTTTTGCGTAATGCACGAGCCGCATTGATGCCAACAAATTTCACTGAACCATTTGGTGGAAGTGGCGTAGAAGCAATGTTGTGCGGTACACCACTAATTGCCGTTGACTACGGTGCATTCACAGAAACCATTGTGGATGGTGTCACAGGCTTTAGATGCCACACTCTTCAAGATTGGATTGATGCAATTGAAAAAGCAGGTGATTTAGACCGAAAACAAATTGCACGTATCACAAGAGAACGCTATAGCCTGGAAACTTGCGGTGAGAAATATGACAAGATTTTCAAGGACATCAATGCGTTATGGGAAAAAGGCTGGTATCAACTGAAAAATCATGATGTCATTGATTACACCAGTCTTGATATAGAGGAAAAACCCTTTGCCAAAAGGTTAGCTCGCTGGATTGACGATGCTTACTTTAGTCCCGATCTGCTGATCGATCTTGGTTGCGGACCAGGGACTTATGTTGAATGTTTTAATGAACTAGGGATTGATGCAATTGGATACGATATTGATCCACGGATAGAAGGTAAGCCCAATCTTTTTTGCCAAGATCTTTTAACTGTCACGCCTGAAGAAAAGGCTGGCGTAGTTTTGTGTATGGAAGTAGCTGAGCACATGGATGAATCCAAAAACAAAGAAATCATCCAAGCTATTTTGCGTTGTTTAGCACCAAGGGGAATTTTAATTTGGACAGCAGCAGCCCCTGGTCAAGGTGGGGTTGGCCACATTAACTGCAAACCAAAAGAATACTGGAGAGACCTAATGGATAAAACACCTGGTCTATGTCATATGCCAGGGATAGAAGACGCTTTAATCAAAGACATGAAACGAGGGTATCACATGGGTTGGTTTGTGCAAAATGTATTGGTATACTGCCAGCAATAAAAAACAGCTCTACAATTTGTAGAGCTGCCATACATCCTCTTATCCCCGCTTTGTAAGGTAGCTTACACTGCAACAGGCACCATACCCTGTTTATGCAGGTGCTTCCTGACGGCAGACACATTCCACTTATAGCTGTCCCTGGACATGGTGCCAGGGAATGCCGCAAAGTGAGGACCAAGCTTCAGCGTGCCGTCATCTCGGTACTGGAATAGGGTTTTCTTGTCAATGCCGAGGAGCTGTTCTGCTTGCTGGATTGAGACCCAGCCGGGATGCTTAGCCATTGGAGTGGCAGTGGTTACCCTTATAACCTACCGCGAGTCAAGGGCTTGTCAACGCCTTTAAGGAAAGTTTTATCTCTTTGTTTTACAGAGGAACATATGTGGGCAAACTAGAATGAATTAACGGCAATTAAATAGCATGTTTTGCAGCCAGCACGAGCCCCTCGCCCTGCTAGTTGAACTAAAGCCAAAACTTGCAAAAAAACGTTTCAGAGAAGAGATATATAAAGCTTGGGACCATAAATGTGGCTATTGCCAAGAGCCGGCAACAAGTTTGGATCACGTAGTACCTCGTTTTAAATCCGGTTCTTCTAACCGAAATAACTTGGTTCCTTGTTGCCGACGTTGTAATGCAAACAAAGCATCCAGCAATATGGAGGAGTGGTTTAAACAACAAGAATATTTTACGGAAGAAAAATTAGCTAAAATAAAAACCTGGATGGAAAATGAAATCATTAACCTATCTAGTTTTAACGATCACTTTCTTGCTTCCTAATGGCTTCTTTTACTTCCACGGTTGTAAATGGACAACCTGTTTTGAAATATCTAGAAACAGATAATGAAGAAGAGAATGCCATTGCTGCAGATATTGCCCAACGTTTTAATGCGGCTTTACCTGGCACCTATAAATCACAGTTATCAAACATACAAAACAAGTACGGCAAAGACATTGTCAAAAAATATATCCCCACAGAAGCTCTAAACACAATTACAGACTTTTATAAATCAAAAAACGTATCGACGAAATGGAATACAAGCAATGGAGCAAAGCCCCCTGTGGGCGAGTTTGATGCTACTTATTATTCCAAACAAGTGCCAGACGTTGTGCAGAAGTGGAAAGAAGCAGAGAAAGCAGTGGAATTTGGCGACCAGTCTCTGCCAGATGTAGATATTACTGCGCGATATGACCCAGACACTTACCTTCAGTATCACTACACGACAGTTGGCAAGCACTCAGGTATACGCGCAAACGAAGTACAAGATCTTCAAACTGCAAAACAATACCAAGAAAAGTGGGTGCCAACTGACAGAGAGCAACAGATCATGCGGGACACACTCTTGGCAAAGGGGGCAGGGGAAACTTCTTTAGTTGAAAGAGAAACGCAAAAATACGTTAATGAACAAGGCGAACTTCGGTTCAACGCATTAGTATCGGACACCCTAAAAGAAAGCCTTAACGAATTAAAAAAAGCTAAATGGAAAGAGACTCAGACCGACTTCATGAGTCGCATGCCAGAATTCTCGGAAGTTTACAATTTAACTTCTAATTTATCTAATTCAATTTTGGGAGATACTGGCATTGGTGGCTATTTAAATATTATGGGAGGAAACAAAGCAGAAGAGAAAGTAACCAAGGGTTTAAAAAATGCCCTAGGAATGGGCAATAATGTTCAATACAACTGGCAACAATGGTTTGACAATACACTAACAAAAAGATACGAGACTCTTGAAAAGATACAAGATCCAATAGATGCAAACAAAGAATATGAACTTGACAAAGAGTTCGCAGCGCGTTACATCAAGGATTACTTGAAGCCACGTTTTGACACTTCTAAGTCAATGTCGGAATTTGTAAGTTATTTGGATGTTCTTGAGAGCGAACAAAATATCTTGCAAACTCAGACAGTGTCTAACAAGTTGAAAGAATTAGGTACGTTAAAAGCACAGTCATTTATTAAAGATCTCGCCGCTACTGGTGCAACTCGTTATTTTGATCCTGAGTTTTATTTTAATCCAGGGGGGAATGACGCAAAAGCAAGCTTGTATCAGGTGCAAAAAGATAGCGTCGCAAAAGATTGGGATGCCGCCAAGAACAACCCAGATGCAATTGCTGCCAACGGAGTGAGCTGGAGTCAGCTTGCTTATCAGTACGGTGTCGATTTAAACAATAAAGATCAATTTGCGCAGCTACATTATCAAGTCCTTGGAAAGGATAAACAATATGATGCGGCTTCAGATGCACTGACTAATAAAGACTTGATAGATTTTATTCAGAAAGATCTTGCGACAACATTATCAGAAGCAGAGAAAAACTATGGCTCTAATGTGTTTTTGGAATTTGTAACTCCGGAACAAATTGCAGATGTTTTGCTCAGCGGTTTAGACCCGGCCAAAACACCAGAAGCCTGGAAAGAAACCCTCAAACAATACAACATTGAAGACACAGGTCAACCCATAGAAGAAGTTAAAAAACTGTTAATGCAAACAGTTAGAACAGTTCCCGCTGAATCAATCCGAAATGCTATTGAACAAATCAACAAACAAAACAAGGCGCCAACCCAGGAGCTACTAGGAATTGAATACATCCAAAGACCTGAAGACGCAAAGACTGTTAAATCAAAAGGAGAAACCACTTTATATAACGTATTTAAAAACGCTGGTTTCTCTGGAACTGAAGATGAATTTTATACCAATTTTATGCCCGATGTAAACAAGAATGAAATGGCTTTACTAAGTCAAGGACAGAAAAGCACAGATACCGAGGGAAGCGTATGGGCTAGTTTAAAAAGCAAAGATCCTTTTGAAGTGATGGGGGCCGCAGAAAGTCTATTTGATACAACATCCACAAAACCTACAAAAACCTCTACCGCAAAGACAAGTAAAACGTCTGGCTATCTTACAATGTTGGAAGATAAAGATGAAGATACTAACGCTAAATCAAAGAGCGGGCAACAGATCTTAAATGAATTTACATCAATGTTTGGCGGTTTTAAATTCTGATGGCTGACACACATAAGCGGGCAGCGAAGGCAGCAAAACTTGCAAAGGATTCCATGCCTTGCAACAAACCTCGCCGCACCCCTGGACACAAGACCAAGTCTCATGTCGTAAAAGCATGCGAGGAAGGAGAAGAGAAGATTATTCGTTTTGGTCAACAAGGCGTAGAAGGCGCTGGCAAAAACCCCAAGACTGAAAAGGACAAGGCAAGGAAGAAGTCATACTATGCTCGTCACAACGCCCAGGATCCCAACCCTGACAAAATGTCAGCAAGGTACTGGTCACACCGCGTCAAATGGTGACTTCTCCGCTAAGCTGCATAGGCTGATTACTTCCCAGTATGGCTAAACCCAAATCAAATTCCACCCACATCGAAGGCAAGCCCAAGACCACTTCCATTGGTCAAGGTCAAAATAGCCGTCCTGAGCGCCGAGGCAAGAAAAAGCTACGCGGCCAAGGTAAATAAAATTTATGTATATTGGGAGTAATAACAATTACTCCCATGTCGGATCTTTCGTGCGCTATTAATTTAATTCGTAAATACGAAGGGTTCAACGAAAAAGCTTACCCCGATCCGACCACTGGTGGTGATCCCTACACCTTTGGGTATGGCACACAATTTTACCCAGATGGCTCCCCAGTGCGAAAAGGGCATTGTTGCACAAAAGAAAAAGCTTTGGAATACTTGTTTCACGAAATTAATTTAATCGAAACACAGCTATTAAAACTTAACTTTGGATTAGAAAGCCATATGCTCCAGGCTTTGATTTCCTTTGTGCATTCAATCGGCTGGGAACCTTTTTTGTACACAAGCGTTATCGACAATCTTGAGCTGGAAAACTATGAAAGCGTTACCCATGAGATGAGTCGATGGATTTTTGATGCTGATCATAAAGTCATCGGAGGTCTCTTGGATCGGCGCAGAGAAGAAATTG